CATGTCCAGCAATCACGCCGCCTTTCTTGACTTTTGGAATCCAAGAAATTATATCTCTCAACACATTAACAAGGTCATGTGCTGCATCAATAAAGACAAAATCCAAAGATTCATCCTCATAAAGCTTAGAGGCTTCTGCCGAGGCAAGCCTGATAGGGTTGATTACATGTGAAACCTTTTCAGTGTTTTCCTTAAACTCATCGAACAGGGTTCCATTTCTTACGCTTGCTAAAGAAATACCGGCGAATCTAAGATCACCTCTGTGCTCAGTAGAACCAAGCCAAGTGTCTACTTGGTCATACTTTATCTCTTTACCACTATTTATAATTTCAACACCCATACACGCAGTGCTTTTGCCCTTAAAAGAGCCTATCTCTACAAAATGAGAGCCGCTATCAAATTTTCTTACCATTTCTTTATATTTAGAGACATCAGGTTCTCCCCACCATCCCTCTACATCTTGATAATAGTGTTCCATCTTTTTTCTTCCTTTATCCGGGTGCTTCGTAGTATCCAACATCAAATCCTTCTCTTGTGCAATTTTGTACTGTATCTAACATTCCAAATTGATCTAGGTGGTCACTAACATGTTTACACATACTCTCATTAGTTCCGGGCCAATCTTTTTTGCAGAAATCACAAAGCTTCTGACACTTCCAATGGGCCTGATTCCTAGATAACATTTTTGGTCGTGTTGTTTTCTTAATTTGTTCAAACCTATCTTTAAGCATACCTAAAAACTTTTGTCTGTCACTTTCCTCAAAACAAATGCTAAATGGACCGCCGTCTCTAATAAAATATATCGACATGATTGCATCTTGATATTCAGGAAAAAGCTTAGAAATAGCATAATGATAGAGCATTAATTGCGGGTCTTTGCATAGCTTCTCATATGTCTTCTCTTCACCTGTAGCCCAATTTAATCGTCTTCCAGTCTTCCAGTCAATAACCTCTATAACGCCGTCATCGACTTCGGTTACAAGGTCAATAGTACCCTTTATTGCTAGTTGCCCTTCTATGACTTGTCCGTCAGGCATTTTGTATTCATACTTAGCCCAGTCTTCCTCAATAAGGATGTCGAACTGCGGCTCTGCGGCTACTATATTTCTTTTACGGGGATCAAAATTGCCATCGTCATAAGTCAAGCCTTCCCAAGTTGTCTTATCACAAAACTTGTAGTCAGCATTTGTGTAGTGATGGCTACAACTTCCGGTATAGTGGTCGTAGCTACGCTTAAGGATTTCGTTTACAAATTTCTTTGTTCCGAGTCTACGTTTTGTAAACTCGACCTCTCCGATAGCGTCATCCTTAAGCAATAGCTCGCCTTTATCCTGTAAAATCTTTTTGCATCCAGCAAGGACTTCCATAACCTTATGAACAACTGTACCTAACTGGGCTTTCTTACCAGATACTGTCTGGTGGCCCAAAACATAAGTCATAAAATACTGCATCTCACAGTACTCAAAATTGTTGTAGCTAGAGCTACGTATATATGTTACTAACATTTTATTCCTTAATCTTTTGTATGCCGCCGACTAAATTGTCTGGGTCTTTTTCTTTAGGCTTCTCGATTACACTACCGAGCCAACCCCAAGAGTTCATAAGTTCTACAATCTCACCGTTTGTCTCTTCGATGGTTAATTTAGAGTTGTCGATGGTCGCATCACACCCCTTAAGTTTATCCACAGAGGTTTCACTAGAGTGACCATCGGAATCTAAACCTCTAGTAAGCTTAATTACTTTTCCGCCCGCCCTCTGTACGGCCTCTACCTCATTTTGGAATCGACAATCTGAGATGAGTGCCAAAGCTGGAGATTCACTGCTAACGCTAGATAATGTTCTATCAGTCCATATGCTTGGATGTATATGTCTAAATACATCTGTTCCAACATACTGCATAAACTCTCTAGCTGTCATCTTATCTTTTTTCTTGCCTTTATATCCGGGCATGTCTGACCACCTAAACCAAGTAAGCTGATTCTTGTCTATATCAGAGCCATAACACTGATCTTTACTGAGACCAAATAAACCAACGCATATTTCTTTAAGCGCCGATGCGAAAGAGTAATGCTTAACAAAGGGCCACATGTTTGACGCTGCCCACAAACTAAAATCGTGGTCTGTTCTAGTGACATCTAGGGCGCCCATTGTTTTTTGAGCTTGCCCAGAGGCGTCGAGCATCATAGTGTCTACAACTAAGCAACCTTCCTCATCCAGACCGAAGTCTTCGACCAAATGGTATGACCTTAACTGATACCCATGTAAAAACGAGCAGCATGTATTCTTGCCAGATTGTTTCTTGCCGGCAAAGGCAATGATTTTTGTCATTATATTACTCCGTCCAATTCATCTATAATTTGTGTTTGTATTTGTTCTACCGTCATGTCTCCAACATCTTTTTCTGTGATTTCAGGACGGTAGTAATTGAATCTTCTTCCGCATTTAGCAATTATCTGTTCAGCGGCTCTACAGCCGGCATCGTCGTAATCAGTTAATATAACTAGATTAAGTGCCCCACTTCTCTCCAAAAGTACTAGTTGATCATCACTCAGGTTAGCTCCGAATATACCGACTGTATTTGTAATTCCAGCCTCGTGCATACGCCATACATCACCTTGACCTTCAACTAAAACTGCTGTTGATGTAGAAAGTATCTTGTCTTTCGCCACATTGAGGCCATATAGATATGAGCTTTTCTTAAAGCCTTTACTATGCAACCACTTTGGTTTCATGTTATCATACTTCGCCCTTCCTATGCAGCCAATGTAATTATATCCTTCATCATAGATTGGGACAACAACTCTTCCGGACATTGGTCTGCTTTTTTTGTTGCAGGTTCCTATATCAAATGTCTTAAGGATCTCTTGCGTGTAACCTCGGTCAATATAATATTTTGCAGGAATGTCAATGCTCTCTATTACAGTTGCTCTATCTATAGAGGATTCTGTTCTTTGTGGGCTTCTATCAAAAATATCCAAGAGTTTAATGTCATTGTTGGTTTCTACGTCTTTGATGAATTGTAAGTCATCACTACTTAGCCCAAGAAATTGCAAACAAAATTTTACCGTTTCTTGAATACTGACTGTTGTGGCTCTGTCATTAGAAAGCACACCTCGCACAAAACCAAATAGATTCCTGCCGAAATCTTCTTGACAGTTGTTAGTCCAACAATTCCAGTTTCCTTTAGCTGTATTCCCGTCAGTAAAGATACTGCACCCCTCTGGGTTATCTCCACCATGTATAGGACATGCAAACGCATACCTATTTGGATACTCAATATAGTCTATATCAAAATATTTTAACAGCGCATCCAATTTTGTAAATAGCTGGTTAGACAGCTTCAATATCTGCTGGTTGTTCACCTGCTGAGTCGAATCCATTATCCCTAATCCTAGATCTAGTTTTCAATTGATTTCTTGTCTGGCCTTCTACTAGCTTGCCAAACTTTCCAAACATATTCATATTTATGTAATCACCGTCATCAAGCCCTGCCCCATGTCTAGCAACAATCGGAACAAGTTTTCGATTACCATTGTCTTCATCGTCATCAGCGATTTCTTCGTCGGACTTCATCTTAAAGATAGTAAAGCTGGTACATAGCCATATAAGCCTGTCAGATCCTGAAACAACGTCTGTTGACTCTTTTGTAATTCCATCTCTGTTTAACTGCACAAAGCTTAGACAGGGGACATCATACTTAACACAGAAGTTATGAAGTTGTGTTATTTGAAACCCCAACACTTGGAACTCCTGCATAGAGTTAGAAATACTGGAAGAGTTCATTAGTTTCAGGTAGTCATAAATAATTAAACAATCTTTTGTTCTGCCATTCTCATCGAATCCAACCTCTTGGTAAATCCATTTACGCATTATACTCAATATATTCTCGAAAGGCTGTCCCGCAATGCTTACATAATGATAAGGTATTTCAGAAAGTTCATCCGCAGCACACTCAATTTTTTCAGTATTAAGATTGTTACTTGCAAAATTTCCGCTGGCGATATTATTTATTTCAACACCGCTAATGTTTGCCAGCATACGATTGAGGTGGTCTTCTTTTGACATTTCTGTATCTAGCATTAACACAGGGATATTTAGGTTCTTAGCGACATGCATAGCCACAGCGTCACCAAACATAGACTTACCAACCTTCGGGCGAGCAGCAACAAGATCCACGCACTTTCTTCTTAAGCCACCACCGATTGCCTCATCATAGGTAGGAAAGCCAGTACTAATTCCCATCATTTCGCTCTGGTTGTCTTTCAAGAACTCGATATACTCTTCCAGTTCTCCTCCGATAATTTCCGGTTTGTTGTCAGATGTTTGATATATTTTAGCCGTGGCATCAAGAACGGGAGTCTCTACGATTGAGATGATGTCGTTTATATCTTCATCTCCAGTTATCTTTTCAATTCTAGAGGAGCAGATGCTAAGTGTTTGCTTGACATCCCTAGCCACTTTAAGTTTAGCTAGCTTCT